GAGTGCGAGACCCTGTAGTTTCTGAGCTTCTGCTACATCGTTAGTAGCCGTAACGAGGCGCTGAAGTGAAGGACGAAGTTCATCGTCTGTAACGCCAGTAGCAAGGGTGGTTTTAGTTATGTAACTTTCGGTAGCGCCTATCTGAGCATCTGTAGCGCCAGTTACGTTCTTTAGAGCTGTAGCAAGGCGTAGCTGAGCGGCTTCGTCCTCGATCGCTGACTTAACGCCGTCTACTAATAGTTTTCCAGCGTAAGCGGCGGCGGCGACTCCAGCGGCAGCGAAAGCGCCAGCGGCTACTTTTCCGAACTTGCCTACTTTATCGCCGAATGTGGAAACGTCATTATCTGCGGACTTAATGCCCTTAGTAAAGTTATCAACGTCTGCAAGGAGTTTAAGGGTTAAGGCTCTACTTGTTCCAGCCATTTTTTACCACTCCTTTAGAATCTTCTCGAAAGCCTGAGTCCATTTAGCGACGATCTCTGGCTGTATGCGGCGCAAGGTAGGATAGATAAACCATCCACGAGAACCGCGACCTTCTTTTCCTGACCATACTGGAAATTGCTTAAACTTATTAGAACCGAATTCTGTACCGCCCCAGATATCCTTAGTGGTCGCTCCACCTGAGAATTTCTGAGAAGCGAAACCGTAAGTGATCTCGCCGATCTTAGAAGACTTTTTAACCCTTGATCCGTCCGCAATTCTGGACGAAACTTTATTATTTTTTAGGTTACGCGAGGACGAGATAACTTCCGTTCTGGCGTATTCTGCCAGGGCCCCAGATTGGCGCTTAGCCTCTTCTACGGCCGTCTCGTCCATCGCCTTTAACGCTGCGAAAACGCGTCGAAGTTCTGTCTGATCGAAGGCGACTTTCTCACTTGCCACGATTTCTCTCTTCCAGTACTTCTATAGCGGTTAGAATGTCTTCGGCGGTTTGCCACTCCGATACGGGTATCTTTGTAGCTATTGCCAGTTCTACCAGGAGACGGCTTACGCTTCCCCTGGGGTGACTTTTGGGTCTTCCGCACCTACTTCGATATCGAGAACCGACTCCATCCAGATATCGAGCGCCTTAGTCGGTTTCCCGCCAGCTTCTCGTTTCATAGCGCTATGGGCTACGAAAAGAATGTCGTACATGCCCCCGAATTGGGAGATGACCTTTTTAGTAGCCATCTCCCATCGAGCGTAATCGGGTGGTCGAACCATAAAGGTTTCTTCTGACCCGTCGATATATTTAATTGTTATGTTCTGTTGCACTTGTTTCTCCCGTCTCTAGTTTTTAGCTAAAAGTTTCTGTAACTTCACCCTTAGCGATCTTAAAGGTAAAGTCTACTGTCTGAGCGTCTGTTCCTGCTCCACCAGCGGTAGGATATTCTGGAAGAATTGGAAATACGAATTGCGCGCCTGTAGCTGCGGTCATTGTTACCGAGATTGTTGTATCTGGAGTTTCTGCCGCTGTCCATAGCGCCTCGCATACTGAGTTAGCCTTACCCCAGTCGGCGAGCATTGATAGAGCGAAAGTACCTTCGACGTTTACGGTCTTATACGCTTCTCCGTCGAGTGTCTGGTAGGTCTCGCGCACGTTTGTCTTTGTGAGGATTGCGCTTGTTGCCTGAGCGTCGACATCTGTTCCACCTGTGAAAGATAGAGAAACGTCGCGACCTGTAATTACTGTGGTTGCCATTGTTTTTCCTTTAGTTTGTTTGCGTGTAGTAGGTGGAAACTCTGATATCTGCGACTAACACGTTAGAGGCTGCGACCTGAGTTACCGTAGGTTTTTCGATTGCTCCGATTGTGTATCCGAATGGGATAACTTTCAGAACGCTAACTACCAGCTGTTCTAGATTGTCTAGTGAGGCTGGGTTACTGTTATACGAAACCCCGCATGAAATAACCATATTAATTTTCATGTGGAGAGTACTTTTATTGATTGTTTCCAGTTCGATATAAGGGGAGTCTGGAACGATTGCCACGAATGGAACTATTGGTCCTTCGGGAACATAAGAATAGACGTTAGCGGTCACGCCTGTAATGGCGGTCGCTAGCGGCTGGCGAACTGTGTCTAAAATAGTGCTCATTATTGCGCCATAGTCTCGACGTCTAAATAAGCTCCTAGAAGTCCCGAAACTCTGTTAAAAAGTGACCGCCCTAAACGGTAAGGGCTTACGTTTGTAAAGTCGATCCCTTCCATCTGGCCACCTGGGGCGACGCGAGAAGAAAAGATTTCTACGGCAACGGCCAGAACGGCTTGCTCGACGGCTGAATTGCCGACATAAGTAGAAGCGCCAGTAAGGGTAGCTGTTCCTGCAGGGATAATGTTCTTTAAAGTTATGTCCGCGTTAGTGATATCGCAACTAAAAGTATAATCTGTTACGCCCGAGTTTACGGTACGCGTTCCGTTAAATGGTGCGCCTACTCCAGCGATTACTACGCTCGAACCTTCGGTAAATTCATGGACTAACGTAGTGTGAAAAGTCGCGACGTTATCTGATAGTTCTACCGCATCTACTGGAGATGAAAAAGTAGTGAGCATTGGCAAAATTACCGACTCGCTCGCATTGATCGCGTCATCTAGTACGGCGTCCGAATATAAAGCGGAAGAAACGCCTAGTACGGCGCGCAATTCTGATGCTGTAATAATACTAGGCATTTCTTACCTCTCTATGTACTACTGGGGGGCCGATCGGGAGAAACCGACCCCCCATGATTAATTAAGCTACGTTGAGCTTACGGAACGCTGCAGGGTAACGGTTGACTACCGCAACGTAGCCGTATAGGCCGATTTCGACCTGACCGTTAGCAACGATATTTGCGCGAAGCTGGATATTTCCGCTCTCGTGGAATCGCATCGCGTTAGATGGATAAACGAGTGCATGCTTAGCGTTTGCATCGTCACCTGTGTAGTTCGGATCGACTACGAGATCGAGTCCTGCGACTGTTCCTGAGGTTGATCCCTGAGCGACTAGGCCGTTAGCGTTCTGTGGCGCTGCCGCTGCGTATAGTGGGCGACCTGTTGAGTCGACCGCACCGAGGAGACCTGAGAAGTCGATACCGTCTTCTCCACCTGTGTTAGCAACGAGTAGGCGGTTAGGAGTCATACGCATAACGCCGAATGAGTCCGCGATACCTAGAGCGATCGCCTTGTAGATGGTAGAAGATGAAGACTGTGTAGCGTTCTGCGCTGCGATTTGTGCTGCATAAGCGTCTGTCTTCTGAGCGTAGCTTGCGGCCAACTCGCGAAGATAGAGATCTAGGAAGCTTGGGTCTGAACGATCGAGAAGCTCGACGTCGATCTTTCCAGCGCCAGCGAACTTAACTACTGTGTCTTCCTGGAATGTGACGGCTGTGTCTGTAGATGAGAATTCTGCGCCTTCGGCTGTTACAGCAACTGTAGCCTGTGCTCCGAGCTTAGGTGTGAAAATCTTCATGCCTGAAGCTGGAAGTGCTGCGCGCTCGATTGAGTCGATAAATGGACGTGATGAATCAATTACTCCGATTACATCGCGAAGGTATGTAGGTGGGACCATACCTGTATTTTCTGCGACTGTTGCGACCTGTAGAGCTGCAACGAGGTCGCGAGCATCTGCATCGCCGCGTAGAGCTGCGATTTGTGCCTTAGCGAATTGTCCCGCTGTAACGTTTGTGTTTACGCGAGGTGTTGAGTATGCGACTGGCGCGTTAGCGGTTACTGTCGCTTCTGACTTTGAGGCTTCTACCGTTTCGGTAACGGTTGCCTCTGAAACGGTTTCAGACATTAAGTCTTCTCCTTCGGTTTTTACATCCGAGACGGTCGCCTCGGAAACTTGGTTATCTACTGGCGCTTCTGTTTCTGAAGCTGCTACGGAAGCGACGCGAGCTGAATCGATCGCTGGATCGGTTACTAGGCTGACCTCGATTAGGTTAGATTTGCTAATAACCATTACGCCGTCTTTGTTATCCCAGGCGTCGACCTTAACTCCAACTGAGAAGCCGTCACGAAGTCCAGAAGCAGCCTCTTCTAGGGCGTCATCGGCCGAAAATGTTTTAGCTAAAACGAAGGTAGCGTCGATCCCTTGATCTGTTACCTCGTAGGACTTTAGGAACCCTAGCGGCTTAGTGCGCTCATGCTCCATAAGTAGTTTTACACGATCTGGAACTGAAATCGATCCACGCTTAAACATCGAAGCGCCAGCGCTAGTAAAGCCCTGCTCGTCCCATGTAACTACGCGACCCGAAATCTCCCGCTTAGCCGTATCGGCTGCGGTGACGTTCATAGAGAAATTAATTTCCATTGTTAATTAGGTCTTCCTCTTCCTGGATCTGTTCTACCGACATCGCGCCGATACGATTAAGAATTTCGTAAACCTGCGCTCTTTGTAGTGCATCGCCACGAAGGAAATCATCTAGATCGAAGCGAATAACTGTTCCCGCTGGGATGAAGTCGGCCATAGAAAGGCGCTCTTCGATCGCTGTAAGAATTGGACGAAGCGAGAAGTCGACCAAACCTTTACGCTCTGAAATAGCGTTAGAATAAGTCATAGAAGTAGTTTCGCTACTTAGGAAGTAGGCTGGAATACCCGCGGCTCTGGCGAGTTCTAGTGAAACGTACTGGCGGGCTTCGTTGAGCTGTAAACGAGCTGGATCGAAGCCGAGAACATCGAGAGTAACATCGGCATTAAGAAAAGCGGTGGAGTTATCTTGTCTCGACTTCGACCAGGAATTAATGAGCGATCTAATGCGCTCTGCGGTTAGATTTGTACCGTTTGATTTTAGAACTGTAGACGGTACTGGATTTTTAGCGTAGTTTTCTGCCGCTCTTTCTAGCCAAACCGCGGCGCGGACTGTACGTCCTGCGCGATTAAAGAAACCTTCGTCGAGTCCTGGAAACGCAATAACTGAACCGACTCCAGATAAAGGAACCATCTTTCCGTCGATTGCGTAACCGATAATCTCGGTCATGTTTGCGTTATATTGTGGAGTAACGCGCTCGTAAGCGATACGGGTCCAGTCCTGGATACGTCCATCTGCATAAAGCTCATTAACTACGCCGTAACCGACTCCATGTCCCCAGATATCGTAAGCGAGCCAGGTATAAACTACTGAGCCAGGGATACGGCGGTCTGGCTGATTAATGCAACGGTTAGCCGTTAAATGTTGACCAGTATCTTTAATATATTGCTCTTTAGGTAGTGATCCTACGGTAGAGCAGATAATATTTTTTGCGCGGGCAACGCTAGGAACTGATAGCGCTTGCGCTGGATCGACGAAAGACGTTCCGCCGATTTGATTTAGAAGATTAGAAACCTCGAAGGGTGCAAGGGCGGCAGCTACGTCCACCTGTTGCGCCTGAGGCTCGGAATTTGTCGAAAGAAAGTCAAATAGTCCCATTATAGGAGAATTATACCCTATGTCCGATTTATCCGATAACGATATCTACTTCCGTTTCTGGGCGTGTTGCAAAATGGCAAACCATAGCCATAGCGACGCAAGCTGTAATAACCGCGTTCGACGCCTTGCGTCCTAAGTACCATCCACCGTCCTTAAAAGGTAATTTAACGGCGCTGAGTACTTGTTGATTTAACTCTGACTGTGATCCATGAATTAATCGACCCGAAGTAATGGCCGATAACATCTCATCGCATGCCTGGCCGTAAACCGCTCCGTCGATCGACGTTACCGAAATGCCAGCGGGTGCTAATCGCGCCGCGACCGCGCCCGAAGTCTGGCGAGAATAGGCAACGGTTTCGACTGGGTATTTTCTTACCCATTCTGCGATCTGGTTAGCCATCTGTTTATCGTCTATGTTTACTGGGTTACTAAAAGTCGCTAAAAGGACCACGTTAAACTTTTCATCTACGCGTTGAGCGGCAACTAAGGCGGCATGTTTACGATCTGGGCTAAGGTCTATCGCCATCCAGGTAAGGGTTTCTGGATCGAGTTTAACGTTCTCTGTCGCGCAAGCTTGCCACGCGGCGGGGTTAATAGCTGGGTTAATTACGCTTACCCATTGGCATAATACTTCGGTCCTTACGATCGACTCATCGTCATTAAGTACCGCTCGAAGGTTATCGGGGTGGACTGTAAACCCTAGCGACGGGTTACTTTGTGCAGCCCCAGCCCAGAAGGCGGGAGAATCATCTACTGGAGTCTCTGGCGGTGCGCTCCATTCGAACCAGCCAATAGGATCACCTGATCCAGCGATCGCACCCATCGCTCTTTCGCGTAACTTGTTGAGAACGATCGAGTGCTGGTGGCCCGCGTTCGAGTAGACGATTACCTGGGGGTTTTTAGAACTCATCTGGGTATAACGCATCGAAGACCAAACGTCCATGTCTTCGTATTCTCGAATTTCGTCCATGTGGATAGTATCAACGGCAGCGATACCGCGAGCGGCTGAGTTATTAGCTCTGACCAGGTATCGGTTTCCATTTTTAAGTCTGATCTCCTGGGAACCCTTAGACTCGTACTTCTTAAAAAACCCTTCGAGTAATTCTGGGGTCGATTGGATAATCTGATCGATCTTAAAGAAGATTTCGGCAGAAGTCGTAAGCTTATGAGCTGTTGCGACCTGTAGTTTCTCGCCTAACTCGTACATTTTCCAGATAATCAGAAGCGCCATAAAGGTAGA